TAATCGGAATCTCTGCCTACATGGGTAGACAGTGGGAATTATCATACAGACTAGGTATGAGACCTTGGATATGTGTAGCATATTCAGCACCAGTATCTGCAGCATTCGCTGTATTCCTTGTGTATCCTTTCGGTCAAGGTTCATTCTCTGACGGAATGCCACTAGGTATTTCAGGTACATTCAACTTTATGTTTGTGTTCCAAGCAGAGCACAACATTCTAATGCATCCTTTCCACATGGCAGGAGTAGCAGGAATGTTTGGTGGTAGTCTCTTCAGTGCAATGCACGGTTCTTTAGTTACATCTTCTCTAATCAGAGAGACAACTGAAGACGAGAGTCAAAACTACGGATATAAATTTGGACAAGAAGAAGAAACATACAACATAGTAGCTGCACACGGTTACTTTGGTCGTCTTATCTTCCAGTATGCTTCATTCAACAACTCAAGAAGTCTTCACTTCTTCTTAGCAGTTTTCCCTGTTGTTTGTGTATGGTTAACCTCTATGGGTATCTGCACAATGGCATTTAACTTAAACGGATTCAACTTCAACCAATCAGTTGTAGATGTAAACGGAAAAGTTATCCCTACATGGGGTGATGTCTTAAACAGAGCAAACTTAGGTATGGAAGTTATGCATGAGAGAAATGCACACAACTTCCCATTAGACTTAGCATCTGCAGAGTCTACAGAGGTTGCTTTAACTGCTCCATCAATCGGTTGATATAATCAAACGACTATGATATACTGAGGGTCTCACGACCCTCTTTTTTTATGAAAACTTTTAAGCAAACGTCGGATAAACCATACGACAGACATCAATACAAGATTAAGTTTGATGATGGTAAGTCAATACTATTTCCTGACTACGAAACAATGCAACACTTTTGGTTTACTAACATAGCATCATGGGGTAATAAAAGAAATGCAGTGGTTGAGATAGTAGACATAAATAAGAAGCAAGGGTTTGGATAATTAATGTCCTCGCAACGCATAAGGGATATAGTTAATAGATGTTATGGTGGTCTCATTGTTAATCAAAGGTCTAATCTAGACCAAGATAATGTAAGGTCAGCAGCATCCACACCTCTATCAGGACAAACACCTGGGGGTCAGAGCGTTGTGCCTCCAAGTGGTGCTGTTGTAATACGAGAGTTAGTTGGTCGTTGTTATTCTGACACTGCTATACCTAACCAACCTAACGTCCTTGACCAAGCAAGTGTTGCTCAGAGGATACCTCCTCCACCAATTACACCAGAGCCATCACCTAACCAAGTCATTCAACAACTGGTCAATAGATGTTATCCTGACCTAGAGTTAACACCACTCAAAGAATTTCAACCTGAGGTAGTTGATAGTGGTGCAATCAATCTAGACATGAGAGATATAATTGATTTCATTAATCCTATTATTGGTAATCCATTTGATTTCACAGGTGACATCACAGTTTTACCACCAAGTCCTCCAACAGGAAAGACATGGGTAACAATAGGTAAACCAAAGAATGATTGTTTAGAAGTAGCACAGTTAGATGCTAGAGGTTTACTTAATCAGATAGAGAAGGGAGTATATAAACACGTTAAGACAGGAGTATTATATTATTGTAGTGATGCAGATATGCCTGTTGATTTGAAGTGGGAAAGATGTGTAAGAGAAGCAACAGAATGTATGATGCGTCCTTACATGGGAGGGCAATGGACACCCCCTAAACAGGACTGTGAGAGTTATAGTATGACTGGTTGGTCATCTAATAAGGGTCAGGTGTGTATTAAGAATTGTTTTCCTGATAGATTACCTGTCTATGAGCATAGACTTAATACAGGTGCTATCAATGTCAGAATGAATCATAGGAATCAGAATGGCATGTGGGCGGGGACAGTCCAGACTACAGACCAGTATGGTCAGTGGACAAACAGAAAGGTATTTAATGAAGGTGGAGCACAGATATTTTCTAACAGCACAACTCAATCATTTACAACTAGCAACAGTGGTATCACAGTAAACGTAAGTGTTACTCCTATTGATGACGGTAACGACTGGGATAGTGAGTGGTGGATTAGTAGTTGGACAGGGACAGCACCTGTTGGCACGACATGGACATATAGTTTTAACGTAGGAAACAACACAGCATTCTTAGACTTTGAGGTCATAGGACAGAAGGAAGGAGACCACCTCTACACAAATGAGTCTGCCTCTCCTAGTGGATACTCACTTACTCAAAGTGCACCTGTCTTTCATGTATTAAAAGAGCCGATACAAGGTAAGACCGTCCCAATTTATAGTTTCTATTCTTCCAGTAACACAGATAGTTTTCTAACAACAAACCCAGGTGCACCTGACGGACCTGGAAGTGGAGAGAGACAATATCTTAACGACAACGGTTATGTATTTCAGATGGTGATAGGACATGCTTTCCTTAGACAGGACATGTCGATAGGATATAAACGAAGAAAGAATGATAGAGTCCAAGCACTCGTGCGTCAGTTTAAGTCCACTGAGTTTGACCACATGGCATCTATTGATGCAGAGTTACCAGAGCAACCTCCTCAGAGATATGAAAAGAGAAACTCATATAGAATACCAAAGAATCCTAGACAGAATCTAAGAATTATTATTGATTGTGAGCATGGGTCTGCAGGATATAATAATAGTCTTGGGTTTTATATGGCAAATGATAATCAACCTGTCAGAGGATACATTGTCATACCAGAGTCGAAGTCAGATAAGAATGAAGAGTCTATTACTATCAGCATCCAATACCTAGAGCAGTATGCGGGTGGCACTATGGGTTTCTTTATGATACCTAATGGTGCAGGCAACCAGTCTTTAAGTAGAGGACAACAGATAGACTTTGAAGCATTGAATGATGGGTATCGTGGCACAGGTATAGCATCATCACAGAGTAATTACATATTCTTCTCAGATAATAGATGGAATACAGGTGACAAAGACTTTACTAAGTGGTCAGGTAGTGGGCATCAATTCTGGGAAGACCAAGTCAATGGTGACGATGATTATAATGACCTTAAGTTTTACCATAAGGTAGAGTGGTGGGCGGGAGAGCCTAGTTTTGATGGTGTTATGGGATATGTTTATGAGAATGCAGCACCTACTAAAATTATGAAGACCGTTAATGATGCTAGACCATGTGATACTAGAGCAGCAACAAAAGGTTTCCAAGATGTAGTTGTGCAGAGAAATGATTGTGGGTCTATGGTTGTTACTGTAGATGGTAATGGTAATGACTATGAGTGTGGCACATGTCTAGGGTCTTACACTAACGTATTACATCAGTCACAAACCATTGAGATACTCAACCCATCTACACTGGCATTTGTATCTGCGGGTGGTATCACAGGTGGATTGCAAGGAGAGTGCACAAAATTTAAGATAAGAGTTAAGAAGAATTCTGTAACAATTTACGAGCAGATATGGGAGGCACAGTATTGGCCACCCATAGGTGACGTTGTAGTACCTGAATTCACTGTAACCAATGGTGACACCTTGACTTTTGAAGTGCCAGAGTTGATATCTGGAGGACCTAATTCGTCTATCGCTCCCGCTATTTCACTATTTAATTCGACAGAGAGTAGTTATGATGGCCAGTTCACAATTAACCTAGTAACTATCAACCAAGATGATGAGGCAGGGAAGACAACTGGTGCTCCAATGCTCAACAGGACAGGCACAGCAACTGAGGGTAGAGTGAAAGCTTTAGCAGCACAGTATGCTCCAAGCAATCAAGGTTTAAACTCATGGATGGCAGGGTCATATAAGACTGACTCTTATCATATTACTGCAGCAGACTCACCTAATGGTTACACTGCCACACAGGTATGGTCTAACAATGCAGCAGTATCAATGCCATCTGTAACAGCACAGACTGTAGCAAACCACCCAGGTAATGTGAATAACTCTGATGCTAGAGGCACTAACGTTGATATGATATGGATGCCAAATAACTTTGACGGATATATTGATACTGGTATGCTACCCGAAGGTGCTCTAGGATATAAGAGTCAGGACATAGAGGATGTCATCACAGATATGTGTGGTAACTATAATCATTTACTTGAAGAGCATCTAGTTACTACATTAAAATTCCACCCATCATATGCTTACGACCAGATAGCATCAGCAACACAAGATTTATTAGGAGAGAAGAAACCTTTTACAGCAGCACGAGGAGCATGGCCATGGCACATGGTGAATGCAGGATTAGAAAAGGTGGGTGGACAATTTCAAGGAGTTGATATAAACTATAAGAATATTATCTCACAATCGTGGCATAATAATCCTTGGCAGAGTCCTATTACATTCGTCCATGACTACCTACTTACTGGTGGTATAGAGGAGGACTCACAGATAACTGCTACTCCTGCTAAGGTAAGAGTAAGTTTTACATTCTATTCAATGATGGCAACGTCAGCAGATAGGGGTGTATCATCTAACTCATACTACTGGCAATGTCTCATACGTGTTATGGATGTTGTTGATAGAGGTAGTGGTTATCAAAGTGGTATGGAGTTTGACCTCTTCTGGCCTCCTGTTAGAAGCACAGAAGGAGAGAAGACTAACAGGACACCATACTTCCCTGACTATAGGACTGGTTTCCAACACCCTGAGTCAAACCTTCTAGCATACTATGAGGAGGCAAAGAATGTTGATAGATATTCTAAGGAAGCAGTCTATCAGGAGTCACACCTAGTTGACTCTCCGATATGGTATTATACTACTGACCGAAAGAATTATCGTGTCAGATTCAAACTAATTATTAACGACGTAGATTAATGGCAGGATTTGGAAAGAGTGCAGCCGAAAGGTCACTCGAAAAATCATCACGAGAGTTAAGAGCACTCCGTAAAATCATCGAGAAATATAAAGACGACCCTAAGGGTAAGAAAAAGATGATGAAGAAGATGCAGAAGTATTGGAGGAGTAATCTTTCAATCGTGCAAGGTATGGATTCTAAACCTACCGACTACATGAAAGACCTTGAAGAAGATTTGGGAAGGGTAAGTAAACAACTCACACCTGTCGAAGACCCACGTGAGGAGGAGGGTGACAATCCAGAAACTGTACTAACTGACCATGACATGTCAGCAATTCGTGATATAATAAGTAAAGATAGCAAAAAAGAAATGGAATGAAGTACATCCTCTATGATGAAAACAATGTGAGACAGTATCGTGCTGAATCTGTGTATGAATTACGCAAGTATTTGTGCGATAGGAAATATTCTCTCGATTGTGACAAAGACATAGGGGATACATTCGATTACATTCGTGCTATTAACTGGTTCTTCGACATCGAAGAGTAACAGTTGACACATTCTTAAGATTGTGTTAATCTATATACTATTACAAAGGGATCGAAAGATCGTGCCCCTGCGTAGATAAATGAGACCCATGTCGGGGCACTCTCACATCCGCAGGTTTTTTTAATGCTTGCGAGACAAACTAAAAACAACAATGATTAAATCAACAATCGCTGCCCTAGCAGCAACACCTCTTCTATTCTCTGGAGCCGCTTTTGCTGGTCCTTATGTTAATGTAGAAGCAAGTGGTTCATATCCAGACGGAGCATACTCATCGGGCACATGGGAATTCCAACTTGGATACGAAGGCACAACACCTAATGGAATTGATTGGTATGTATCTGGTGGTCCTACAGTGACTCACACAGAAACTGCTGACGAGTTTGGTGACACTGAACTTATCGGTTACATCGGTGGTGGTAAGACACTTACAGAATCTGTAAGTGCTTATGGTGAGTTATCAGCAGCAACTAACGTCGATGACGTAGACTGGTCTGGAAAGGCAGGACTTAAGTACACTTTCTAAACTATATAAAGTTGTAATACATTGGAGGGTATTATACCCTCCTTTTCTTTCTCTATTTTTAAATGAAACGACCTGGGAATACAGCAATCTATACGAGGGACGGTTGTCCTTACTGCACAAAAATTAAAGAGGTTTACAAATCAAAGGGTTGGGTGTATGCTGAGTATAAGCTCAACACAAACTTCACCAGAGAGCAGTTTTATACAGAGTTTGGTAACGGAGCAACCTTTCCCCAAGTAATAATCTCTGGACATAAGATGGGTGGTTGCACTGAAACTGTAAAATACCTACGAGAAAACACCTACCTATAATGCAAAAGAATACTGAAGAATTGTATACCCTAGTTGACCGAGCACTCGATGAGGCAATGGTCAATGGGAGATTTTTATTCAAGATGTATCCGTATTTAAAAGCACAGAAATGGACACGAAGAGAAGTCAATGACTTCATTGAATCAACTGTAGCAGCAGAAGTTAGTAACGCTGTGCTAGAGTTGGAAGGTTACATTAAAGGTGGTGACTCCCAACTCAAGGAGTCTTATGGACACATCCCTAAACCAAAAGCAAGAAAGATAAAGACTTATCTTTACAGCATTCTAGAGGACGCTTGGAAGTATCATGCCGAGCGAAAACCTGGGAGGAAAAAGGTTACTAAATAAAAGTACATCACGGAGTAGCCCATGCAAGAATTACAGTTCATTTACATGGCATTCTTCCTAACCGTCGGAGCATTCCTCTTAGGAGCCATCATATCTTGGAATCTTAAGGGGATTTTTGATACATGGGAAGAGAAAGCAGACTATGCTGCTGTTACTATTCACCCTGAGATGCAAGGAGAAGATGGATACGCAGACCCATCTGAGTTATTATACTTGCGTTTTACTGATGAAGATGCTACAATAGACGATGATGAAGAATCTTAGTTAGATTTTCACTATGAAATTAATGATTTCTGAAGTGCTTCGTAAAGCACACAATGCTAAAACAAAAGCACAGAAGATAAAAATCCTGCAGGATAATAACACACAGACTCTAAGGTCAATATTCATAATGAATTATGATGAGAGTTTGGTGTCTAGAATTCCCCCAGGTGATGTCCCTTATACACCTAACGAAGCACCTAAGGGCACAGAGCATACTCTTCTCGAAAAGGAAGGCAGTAAACTATACTATTACTTTAAAGGTGGAGCAGACAATCTGCCTGCCCTAAAGATTGAGTCTATGTTTATTGCACTACTAGAAGGACTACATGCTGACGAGGCACAAGTTGTTATCTCAGCAATAAATAAAAGTCTTCATAAGAAGTTTCGTATTACCAAAGCGGTTGTGGAAGAAGCATTTCCATCAATCAAATGGGGTAATAGAGGCAGGAAATAGTGAAGACACTCGCTACTGATTGTCTTATAGAGGCAGCACAAGACCCTAAGTTACCTTATACTGCATACCTTGTAGAGTATGTTGCACCTGATGGTCATACCAAGTATGATATAGTCATGTGTATCAAACAATCTGAGATATTCGATGCTTACTATGATAAGTATGGAAAGGGATTGAAGAAGATTTCACAGACAGCAGGAAAGATTAACCCAAAAATATGGCAAGACCCCAAAGAGAAGAAAGCCAAAAAAGGCAAAAAATAATGGCAAACGATTACGTATTCTTTGACCCTCGTAAGAAGGCACAACAACAGGAAGAAGACAAGAAGAAACTTACTGAAATAGAAGAAGAAAGACTACGCAATCAAGAGATGGGAGAGAAAGCAGTTAAAATTATTGCTGACTTCACTGTTAAACCATTAGTATTAATGTTGGTGTGGAATATGACACTACCAACCTTCGGAATTGCAACCATAACTTACTTTGGTGCAGTTGGACTTTATGTAATCGCAAGAATTTTATTTAAGCATGACTAAAGTATGTTTAGTTTCTGTGACACCTGACGCAGAGAAAACTATGGGTTACGTTGCTCGTGTAAGTAACCCAAAGAATCAAGACAACCCATCTGTAGAAGGACTCTTAAGTTACTGCATCAAACACAACCACTGGTCTGTATTTGAGCAGGCATTTATGACACTTGAGATTAATACCACACGTGCTATCGCAGCACAGGTATTAAGACACAGAAGTTTTACATTCCAAGAATTTTCTCAACGCTATGCTGATGCAGGAATGCTAGGTGATATTCCTGTCCCTGATTTGCGTCGTCAAGATACTAAAAATAGACAGAATAGTATCGATGACATTGACCCTATTGTAAAAGCAAAGTTTGATGCTAAGATAGAAGAGCACTTCTTTCAAGCACAACATATCTACGGTGAAATGTTAGACGAAGGAATTGCTAAAGAGTGTGCTAGAATGGTCTTGCCTTTAGCAACTCCAACCAGAATTTACATGAGTGGTAGTGTCCGTAGTTGGTTACACTACATCGAATTGCGGTCAGCAAATGGCACGCAGAAAGAACACATGGACATCGCTAATCTATGCAGAGAGCATCTTATCTGTCAGTTTCCAATCGTTGCTAAGGCAATGGGATGGTGTGCTGAAGATAAAGATTGCAACTGCAATGACAACGATGAATACTGGAATGACTTACAACCATGTCTAAAAATATTATGATAACACCCCTCAACTTAGACCCAGACATTACATTTCCAATATCAATAGCAGTAATCACAATACTGTTAGCAGGGTATGGAGTGTATAAAGGATTCTTTGCAAACAAAGGGTTAACTGATCCTTGGGATGACCACGATGACTGAATTGAAAACAAAATTACTCAAGAAAAGATACCAAATTAAATCTAGATGGTATTATATTTTCTGGGGTATTGCTACAACATCTGTAGTAGCAGGACAAATCTATGTTGGTACAGGTTACCGACAAATGGCAAACACAGTAGAGGAATTTAGAAATGCCTACATATCCCGTAATAAATACTAAAACAGGAGAGAAACAAGAGCTCAACCTGTCTATGAAAAAGTATGACGAGTGGAGGAAAGAGAATCCAGACTGGGATAAAGACTGGTCTGCAGGCACTGGTGGTGTTACCTATGGTGACCCTAAACAGACCGATGGATTCAAGGAAGTGATGCAGAAAATTCAATCAGACCATCCACGAGCGAACTTGAGTCGCTATACCTAAATTATGCCCGCTAAAAAGAAAAACGGAAACGGTAACGGAAAATACGACCACTATTCTGTAAAGCAGATGAAAAGACGTAAACCTATTAACCTTGAGCACCTTAAAGTAATTGAGCCACTAACACCTAATCAGGAGTTAGTCTTCAAAGCATATGATGAAGGACAAAACCTTGTCTTACATGGTGCAGCAGGCACAGGTAAAACTTTTATCAGTTTATACCTAGCAATCCAACAGGTATTAGAACCCTCCTCACCATATGAAAAAGTTTATATGGTCAGGTCTCTTGTGCCTACAAGGGAGATTGGTTTCCTCCCAGGTGACCATGAGGATAAGTCAAACTTATATCAGATACCATATAAAAACATGGTGAAGTTTATGTTTGAAATGCCTGATGATAATGCATTTGAATCACTCTATGCTAACCTCAGAAACCAAGAGACTATTTCTTTTTGGTCTACATCATTCCTACGTGGTACTACATTAGATAATTGTATTGTTATAGTGGATGAATTTAGTAACTTGAATTTTCATGAATTAGATAGTATAATAACAAGAGTGGGTCAGAATACTAAGATTATTTTCTCAGGAGACTACGCACAATCTGATTTAGTAAAGAGTAACGAAAAGAATGGAGTCTTAGACTTCCTTAAAATCATACAGACAATGCCTTCATTCACATGCACTGAGTTTGGTATCGATGATATCGTTAGGTCTGGTCTCGTTAAGGAATACCTTATCAGTAAAATTAATATGGGATTTAATTAATGTTTAATTATGTGGGCACTCCTCTTGACTTAGAGGACTTAGAAAGTAAGACTCTAAATCATGGACGTTTCTATAAACTAGATGACGTTTGGGTACCTAGTGTGACAACTGTAGTAGGTCATCAATCCAAGCAAGGTATACTTGACTGGGAGAATCGAATCGGTTATACTGAAGCGGAGAAGATACGACGTGCTGCTGCATGGCGAGGCACTAAGTATCATTCCATCGTAGAATACTATCTAAGAAATGAATCTGAGAAAATTAAGGAGAGCAAAGGTCTTGCCAAATACCTTTTTGGGGCTAGTCGTGAGACTCTTAATCGGATATCTAATATTCATGCTATTGAAACCCCTCTTTATTCTCGCAATTTATATCTGGCTGGGCGTGTTGATTGCATTGCTGAGTTTGATAATGAGCTTAGTATCATAGACTTTAAAACTACTGGCACATTAAAGAAAGAAAAATACCTAGAGAAATACTTCGTGCAAGAAGCAGCATATGCTTACATGTATTGGGAGTTAACTGGTATAGAAGTTGATAAACTTGTCACCATATCTGTTGCAGAAGATGGACAGACACAGGTAGTTGAGAAGTATGATAAAGTTCCTTACATCAATACCCTCATTGATTGGATAAAAGACTATCGATATTACACTGAGGGATTAAAATCATGAAGGAAATTGAAGAAAAATTTATGACTCAGGGTAAGTTTACCGCTCTCGTTGAGAATCGTGTTAAAGATAGCAGTGGTCTCATCAATTACATTGAAGCAGTTACATCCATATGTGAAGAGTTAGAGATAGATGTCACTACAGTTAAGAAGTTGATATCTAAACCACTCAAAGATAAAATACAATGGGATGCAGCAAGACTAAATTATATTAAACGTACAAGTAAAGCAGTTTTAAACCTATGAATGAAGACGAAAGTTTCTTTGAATCCGATGTAGTTCAGCAAGAGTTGACCGACATACAGGAGACATACACACAACTACTAAAGATATCAGCAGGACTTGCTGATTTTTCTCCTAGAGAGAGACTAGAGCACATAGAAAAAACACTTGAGTTAATTGCTAAACAGAAAGTATTTTACTCACGTCTTGCTCTTGCGTCACATAATATATCAGGAGATGAAAACGATGAGGAAGCAAGTTTCGTTAAAGAAAAGATAGATACTTTATCTGCACAGTATTCGGGAGGACTAAACCTCATGCTAATACTACAACAGATGGAAGACAAACTAAGAGCTTGGAGAAAGGAGTTAAAAGATGCCGAATCCTAATCAACTTTACGAAGATGCTGAGAGACTTAACGACCTCTTTGAAGAGTTACTTTGGGATGCAGATGACGAATTGTTTTTTACTCATGACGGAGAGAAGGTAATCATATATAACATGTCGCAACAGGGACTTGACAAGTCCTAAATAATATGTCATCATTATACGGTGGCAAATACAACAAAACAAAACCACAACGGAGAAATACAAATGTCATTCGCATCGCTTAAGAAAAAGTCTGGAAGTTTTGACAAGCTTACCAAACAGATTGAGAAGATGTCTAAACCTCAGGGCGCAGGACCTGATGAAAGACTCTGGAAACCTGGGGTCGATAAGTCTGGAAACGGATATGCAATAATTCGATTCCTTCCTGAGCCAGATGGTGAAGACCTACCATGGGCACAAGTTTGGAGTCACGCATTCCAAGGTGCAGGCGGTTGGTATATTGAGAATTCACTCACTACATTGGGACAAAAAGACCCTGTTGGTGAATTGAATCGCACCCTTTGGAATTCTGGTCTAGACCAAGACAAAGAGACTGCTCGTAAACAGAAGAGGAAACTCTCCTACTACAGCAACATCTATGTTGTTAAAGACCAACTCAACCCAGATAATGAAGGAAAGGTCTTCCTATACAAGTATGGCAAGAAGATTCATGATAAGATTGTGAGTTCTATGCAACCTCAATTCGAGGATGAAGAACCTATCAACCCATTTGATATGTGGAAAGGTGCGGACTTCCGTATCAAGATACAAACCATCGGTGGGTATTGGAATTATGATAAGTCTGACTTCGCACCTGTCTCTCCTCTAGGGGGATTTGATGACGCTAAGTTAGAAGAAATTTGGAAGTCACAACACTCTCTAAAAGAGTTTACTGACCCTGCCAACTTTAAATCATATGAGCAACTAGAAGAGAGACTCAACACTGTGTTGAATAAGTCTGCTCGTGCTACAGTTCGCTCATTTGACGGTGAAGAAACAGAAGCAGTGTACGCAGAAGAAACTGTCACACAACCTTCCACACCTAGTGGATTTGGTGATAAAGTAAAAGAGTTAAGTCAGACTCCTAGTAGTCCTGACCTTGATTACTTTGCATCACTAGCTGAAAACGACTAATGAAAATACTGGTTGCTTTACTCGCATCTTTAACTGTTGCACCCGCAGCAGAGGCACTTACTTGGAAGGAATTCTGGGAGCCATTTGTTGAGTATGGCAACCATTATCATACTCATACTCATCGTTACTACCCACCACATCGTTACGAGGGTCCTCGTCGATGTATGGAAGAAAGAATCATTAAAGAAAAAGTATGGGTACCTGGGACGTGGTTATCTCCCACATATTTTTCAGATGGATATGTTGAGCATCGCTCACGTATTATTACTGTACCTTGTGGTTACCACGACCATCATTGACCCATATATTATTTCACTTTCAGTTCCATGAAAGGTCGAAAAAAAACTCGGGGTAAAAATTGCCCTGTAGGGTTTTTCATAAAATTATCATGACACACTACAAACCATATTCACCAGAGTGGCATAGATATCGTTATCTTAAAGAATCACTCGATAAATACTTTGACGAGTATGTCGAGAATGAAGTCATTCTTGCTGATATACATGATATTCTACAAACTCGCTCAGATGCTGCAAAAGCAGAATTCGAGAAAGTTAGTGAATTGAATGCAAAACTAAAATAGAGTTAAAATGCTATCAACCCAATATCGCTTGCGACTTGATAAAGTCTGCAAACTTATTGTCGAAGGAAAAGACGTAGATTTGACAGAAATGATATGGGCACAAAAATTAGCAAAATCTAACACCACTGCTGCTACATGGTTGCGACAAGCACGACAAAAAGCAGCGAATCCCGACATGAAGAAGGGAGGGACGGACGATTTTCTGAATAAGATGGGATTAGGCGAACCCGACCCATCTGACCATCGACAGGGGTTCGACAGTGCTGATGATATCAGTGACTGGTTTAACCGCAAAAAACCTGATGATTGGAGACAACGTGACTAAACCTGTAGAAAACTACGAGCAACTAATTCAGCGTTTTACAAAACGCACAATGCAACTCTCTGCCAGACAAGATGAATTAAAAGGTTGGTATGAAGAGTATGTTAAAAACGAAAATGACCTAAAACGTCTAGAAGGGTCAATGCAAGCAATACAATATGTTGCTTATGGCAAGATGCCTGGGGACGGTAATCATGATAAGTTTAAAGACCATAAACCAGACTACGGTAAAATTCCTGAGAGGTATTAATGCTATCATTCCTATTTTCAATGGCAGGGTTATTAAACCTGTTATTTTACATCTTTGCAGTTGGATTTATAATCTCACTGCTATTAGAACAATGGTTAAAATTTAGACCTTTGTCTGTTGATGCATCGATGAATGAGAGAGACATGTATATAGTCCAAACTAATAGAAAGTATTGTTGGAGACAAGCATGGGTAACTAATCTCTATTGGTTTGCATGTAATGTAGGTTTATATTTTATATCGAGAAATATGGCAACACCAACAGATACATTCTGGAACGGAATATGATTTTTTGGATTGGATTCACCCTCATGGTATTAAATGAGGGTTTTGTTATGATGAGACATGTATCTCCTTTCTTCGATAAACTAAGAAAGAAGGTAATTAAAAAATTAGGTGAGAATCTATGGTATCGTCTTCATGGCACTCTAGATTACACTTGGATAGCTCTCGTAACACTAGGATTAATAGTAAACTCCTACAGATTAATGCACTTGCTTTTTGTGATTGCATTTTGGGTGTTATCTTATTGTATATTTTACTTACCAAGAAAACTTAATAACCGCCATAACCGCCCTGACTAGACCCACTACTTCCGCTACTTCCACTGCTACTGCTACTGGAAGATGAAGAAGACGAAGAATCTGTAGTATTAGACGCTGTTTCTGTAATCGCTGTATCAGACGATGTAGAGGCAGCGTTTGTTGATGTACTTGTAGTCACTGTTGTGCTACCGTCAGCAAGTTGCTGTCCTTCCTCAATAGTTGCACCTGAGGTATCAACTGTAATATTTCCAAAGTCTTGTTGCACCGCAAAATCGACAGATGGTGTTTGACCGATATTTGTGGAATATGTAGGTTTGACAGGTATGAAGTTTTCTTTGATAGCGTCTTTTGTTTTCTTGAAACCTGTATTATCATCAACTTCTCTAGAATCCTCATATTCGACAAGTGACTGGAATTCTTCTAAGAATGTGGTTAAGAAGGGTCTGCGTAATACGTAGATATTACGTTTGAAGTCATTTTTCTTTGCTTCAAACTCATAGTTAGTAATTGGCACAATCAACTCTGAGGGAGGTACCATTGTCCCATCAGGACGTCTATATGTAAAATTATGAGGTATTGTCAATCCTGCTTTTAATATAGTAGTGCCATTTTGGTCTTTTACTTCTTGACTTTCATGGTGATGGATACCTTCTGGACTATCATATGTAGAAACACAATATTTGTATAACTCATCCTCAGTCATTGGCCACTCATCATATAGATTAGTAATATTATTTGTCATCATGATAACCCAGTCATATTCTGGGTCGCCATACATCTTCATACTTACATTATCAGGTCTTTCATTGTTTACTATAGTATATTGAGTAAAACCAGTGATAAAACCCTCTACATCGTCTCTTATTTTAACTCTACGAAATAGATTCTTAGTCAGGACGTATGGGTCAACGTTATTTTGACGATACGTTGTTGTCCTTACATATACATTTGGTAAATATGAAAAATAATTACTCATGATTTTTCTCCTCTAGTATTGTATCCATAACTCTGACGAGTAAGTAGAGATGTTTCTTTGAATGATAAACTCATATTATATGCAACAGGACCGAAGTCATATGAATTATTTAAGGGGTCATTTGTCTTAAGAGACGTATACGGACCGTATGGAGATAAATCCACATCCATATTAGACAAAACCATTTTAGATGGGAATTGCATCAATTTCTGTAAGACACCCTTATTTTTTGAATTACCAGATTGAGGATATAGTGTTTCTTCCTCCTCATTAGACACTAATCTAACAATTTCAATTCTAAAGTAATCAGGTATAGTCAACCACATACTGTCATCCTTTCCTGGGAGCATAGCAACACGAAATGCCTCTATTATATTGACAACAGTCTCTACGTCAGATGCATTCTTAGGTGCAAACAAGAAATCAAACTTATGGTCTCTAAACTCTACACCTTGAAATATAGTCTCTTCATATGGGTTAAATACCCTTCCTGTGGTTAATGCTGCTAAATCATTTGCACCTAAATTACCGCCACCACCAAATTTAAGCACTTTATTGATAACATCAGCTCCAATACCATACCCTGCTACAGATTTTCCAGATTCTGCCATATTTGCAATGGTATCTTTGAAACTATCACCGATACCTCCTGCAGCTATCGCTTCAGATGCAGCACCAACTGCTCCTACACCTAAAGGTCCTAACTTTACACCATTATACTTTGCTTGATATCCTTCTCTTAGTTTATTTGGTAGATATAGATATATACTTCTTTTTACTTTATCATTGTTTGCTAAATTCTTTTTAGTGTTATTATAACTACTATTATTACCTTCCTTTGGGTCATAAATAGTTATCTTAAGGTAGTCAACTACCTCAGTACCATTTGTCTTATCCTTTGATATTGCGTCTTGTGCAGATGATGAGTTAGCACCATAGGGTTTACTACGAGGGAACACAAGGGTTTCACCCCCGCCTAGCTCGCTTCCATAAGGATTGTCCCAAGTACCTACTGCCATTTTGTTATTTATGTCTTATTCGGGAAAATACAAACCAACCAACAGATTCAAATACAAAGGAGACCCGACTAATATTATTTATAGGAGTTTATGGGAAAGAAAATTCATGGTCTGGTGCGACAGAAACGAAAATGTAATAGAGTGGGGCAGTGAAGAAATCGTTATACCTTATATCAGTCCTGTCGATAGGCGGGTTCATCGCTATTTCCCAGACTTTTATGTCAGAGCAAGGACTAAAACTGGGAGGACAGAGAAGTTTGTCATTGAGGTCAAGCCTCATAAGCAGACGTCACCTCCCAAAAAACAACGCAGAGTTACAAAGAAGTATCTAACAGAAGTTAAGACATATTGTGTAAACGAGGCAAAATGGAAAGCAGCGATTGAGTATTGTAAAGACCGTCGTATGCAATTCAAGATACTTACAGAGCACGAATTAAAGGTATGAGTATTTTCTCCGACATAAAAGATGAAACAGGAGGTGCTACTAAAAGCAAAGAGTGGTATCGTGCACGGTTGGTAGATAAACTTGAGCCGTTTAGTGGAATACTTGGAGTGGGTGATATTATATTCTATCAGTATGCAGCACAGACAGAGTTACTACCTTTCTTTGATACATACCCTATGACACTCGTTAGTGATGTAGATTTCAATAAAAGGCAGTTTTCTGGTGGAAATTTACATTATTTACGTCCATCAGTCAGACAGGGAGTAGCATCTTCGTGGTCATCAGGCACACAAGCATTTCCTAAGCGATGTTACCATAAATACTTCATGTCAAGTGCTACAAATATGTACATAGTCCCTAAAGAGGAACTTGCAAACTTTACACCATTACCAGTTGAGCAGTTTGTTAGGGATGTCATGGGTAGA